AAACTGCGGCAGGGGGGGAGTGCCCTTTTCGGTCGGGGGATCAATCCCAACCTAGCCGTGTTTCAAAATACTATACCACCATTCAGGCGCGGGTGTAAATGGTAATCGGTTTGTTCTGGTGGTACTTCTGCGTCATACGGGCAATCTCTTTGTTGTCAAACATACTCTTGGTTGACAAAGACAGATCAAACGCATTGCCTTTAGACTTCGGTGTACCGTCTTCCCATTTGTCAGACACAACCACTGGTGGCTTTCCCTCTGTGGGCTTTAGCTTCTTTTTTGTCAGCATGAAGTAGTGATTGATTTTTTGGGTCTGTCCTTCACGCTGTGTGTGCGACAACTGAATCAATCCTTCCGACAGCAGCACATCTTTAACCAATGCTGGTGATGTTGAGAATCTTGATCCCATCCTGTTGGCAATGTTGCGTTGGCTCATAGCGCCACGCTCAAGGCAACTCAGATAGAACTGTTTTTCTTGTAGCATATTTCAACTTCCTTTTTTGCTGTTAATTCAATGGCACGACACAAGACTGCAATTGATGCAGCCTCAAAGTCGCCGGGGTCAAAAGTGTACTTGCGAATTGATTGCAATGCGTCAATGCAAAGTTCCCATGCAGCGTCTGTTTCGTGTTGGTCTGGTGTAGTCATGCCGTAAAGGTTATCATTGTTAACCCGCTTGTCTATTAGGGTATGTCCTAATGTTTTTTTATTTGTTGTGCCATAAGATTGAGGCTCAACAAGACAGGAGTTCACATGGTAATTACGTTGTCTAACAAAGAAGTTGAAAAAATACTTCTTGATTACGCTAACAAACTTATTGAGGGTTACAACTTCAATGAAGTTGTTTCTGGCTCATACTACGCTTTGCCAGCAACCATTGATTTGGTCTACAAAGAACAAGAGGCAAAAGAATGAACACAAAACTTTTACGCACAGCAAGGCAGCTTTTTCAGAATTACAATGCCTCGCCTGAAGTCATCCGCAGCTACCAACTAAAGTGGGCGCGGTCTGTTCACCAACTTGGTGACAAATGGCTTTTATCCAAACCAGTAAGCAAAATATCGTGAACGACTTTGATGGCGTTGAATTCTGCGCTTACTGTCTTGAAGAGCGTTCAGACAAACGCTCATGCTGTCAAGAAAACCACTTTATTGAGTTCAAAGACCTTGATAAAGAAACCCAAGATCATTTAAAGGAATCAAAATGAATGTGTATCAAAAATTGAATGCTGCAAGGAAACTGTTCCACAACGCAGAGTTGAAAAAGTCAGGCCACAACAAGTTTGCTGGTTACAAGTATTTTGAACTTGGCGACTTTATTGTTCCAGCTTTAGCCATCTTTGATGAAGTTGGATTGACAAGCATCATCAGCTTTAGCAAAGAGTCTGCTGATATGCGTATCATCAACAATGACAAGCCAGAACAAATGATTGTGATTGAGTCTCCCATGTCGGAGGCCAATCTTAAAGGCTGTCATCCAGTTCAAAACCTTGGTGCGGTGCAAACATACATCCGCAGATACCTGTGGGTTGCGGCTTTAGAGATTGTTGAACACGATGCTCTTGATTCGTCCAAGCCTGTTGAAGAAGTCAAAAAGGTCATCATCACCCCATCACAGGGTATTGCAGACACTATTCCTCCAGAGGAAATGCAATACCTTCAAGAATTAGCGGTTGATTTAATCGCTAACGTGGCTGAAGGCAACCCAAAACAAGCCCTTGACAGGCTTGATTCGGAGAAGCTGGAAGCCGATCAAAAAGTCGCACTGTGGTCATTGCTTGACAGCAAAACCCGGTCGGCAATCAAAAAAGCAAATGAATAAATATGCAATACGACAACAGCAATCGCGGAGCCATCTTCAAAAACGAGGACAAGCAACAAGATAACCACCCAGACTATAAAGGTAGTTTGAACGTCAATGGTGTTGACTTGTGGGTATCAGGATGGCTTAAAACAAGCGACAAGACAGGCAAAAAATTTATGAGCCTGTCGGTTAAGCCCAAAGAAGATAAGCCCGTTAAACAGGCTCCAAGCCCTAAACGCGCACCTGTTGAACTTGATGATGATGTACCTTTTTAAGGAGTTGACATGAAAAAAGCAATCATTGGCGTTTACCTCGCCACTCTCGCCTCAATGACATGGGCATCTTGCACCACGCATACATATTTTGCCAATGGCAGAACCGTGATGTGTACAACTTGCTGTTACGGCAACAACTGCACGACCAACTGTTTCTGATTGAAGGGCCGAAAGCGGATACTGGGCAACGCGCCGTAAGAGAGTGGGCGAAAGCCCTGTAGCACCCAGACGCAGCGAGTAGGCCCACCTCATAGGACAAGACATGAATTTCAAAGACTTTTTTAATAGCAATCCTCTTGACCTTTTCCCAAGGGTTAGGAAGGAAGACCCCATCACATCGTTTGAGGCGGCAGATTCAGTCAAGGAATTGACTGCCAAACATTACAAGTTGATCCATGAGTGCTTACAACAGCACGGGCCACTTGGCAAAGATGGCATTGCCAGATTGACCAACTTGGAGAGCAATCAGGTTGCTAGGCGTATGAACGAAATGAAAGTTCTGGGCCTTGTTTTCTTGACAGGCAAGACCGTTAAATCCGCATCTGGACGCAACGAACGCGAGTGGACAGCATAAAAGCCTGTCTCTCAAAATCGCAAATAAATTAAATCACTGGAGCATTGAAATGTACAAGATCGAAAAAAACATCCCTATTGGTTTTTCTAAAAAACTAAAATACCCTTTTAACCAAATGAAAGTTGGAGATTCTTTCTTTGTCAAAGGCGACAAGAAACAAGCGAATGCCGTAACGGTTTACGCAACCACTTACAAGAAAAATAATGCGGGAACAAATTTTACTTGCCGTTCCACTGAAGATGGTATCCGCGTCTGGAGAACTGCATGAGTTACGCAGAAGTCCAGATGGACATTATTCGGTGGGCAGAGGCTCGTCAAATCATTCCAAACAGCACTCCTGACACACAGTTGCTCAAAGCAATGTCTGAACTTGGTGAACTGGCAGATGCAACAATCAAGAAAGACCGTGAAGGCATCATTGATGGCGTTGGTGATGTGATGGTCTGCTTGGTCAATTATTGCGCTTTGCAAGACATTGACTTGGTGAATTGCATGACAGCCGCCTACAACGAAATCAAGCACCGCAAAGGCACATTGATGCCGAACGGTGTGTTCGTCAAAGAAGCGTAATGATTTTTGACCTGACCACTTCTGCCCTTGACAAACAAGTCTCGGGCAATCACTACAAGGACAAAGGCATCCAGCCTATCGTCTACATCCACGCCAACAATCTTGGCTTTTGTGAAGGTAACGTCATCAAATATGTCACCCGTCACAAAGAGAAGAACGGCGCTGCTGACATCCGCAAGGCCATTCACTACTTAGAGTTGTTGTTGGAATTGCAGTATCAGGACAAGACTTCTAGCACATGATTAATGTGCTTGATTCGGTCTTCTAAGCCAATTACACCGCCATTGATCTTCTTGGTCATGGCGGTGTAGTCTTTTGCGTCTGCCTCTTTATTCAGGCCACGCTTGTTCCAGAACCAACCCGCGCTCAATGCGGCATATTTTGGCGACAACAAAAGGTCAGGCGAATGAACAAAGTCAATCAACAAGGCATCGCTACACAAAGTGTAGTTGTCCTTGCCTGTCAACTGGATTAGCCCTCGGCCTTTGTACAGACTGCCTTCTTCGGTTTCTTCGGTTCCGTTACCCATGCGCCCACCATAAACTTTGTTGGCAATCTTGTCTGGATTGCGGTGATAAGGTTGCGCTGCTTCCAATGTCGGGAAACGTGAAGGCCACACACGGCACAAGCCTTCAGCAGAGTAATTCAGGTTCTCTTGCAAAGTCTTGAAGTTGCCAGATTCGTGGGCGCACTGACCAATAAAAGCCGCCATCCGTAAAGGCGTGTTGATGTCATAGCGTTGCATTGCCTCATTCAAAGGCTCTAACCAATCTTCATTGATGTGCAGTTCTTTGAGTTGTTCAGCAGTAATCACTGTTTGTCCTTATTTGATTGCTGGTGCTTTTGACAGAAGGTCTGTCTTGGCCTGTGAGCCAGCAGATGAGCCGAAATAGTAGGCAATGATGCCCGTCCATGCCGTTCCAAGCGAGCCAAGCATCATCAAGATGGCAGGGTTGCCGCTATCCACTTGACCTACAAACATCATCACCATGATGCCAAAAAAGCCTACGGTCACAGCGCCAGCAAGGATAGGCGGCATCAGGCTTCGGGTGGTGGCTTGCATCTCCCGCGCTGACTTGCGGTCTTCAACTTCAAGTTTCTCAAAGTTAAGGCCAAGTTCTTGCGCTTGCTTTTGAAGTTCAATCTCGGCAATCTTGACTTGTGCAATCTGTTCTGCTGACAGCTTATTGCCAGAAATCATGTCGCTGACTTTATCTGGGTCAACACCAATGGCTTTGGAGATGGCAGATACCGCCATACCCGCCAGTGGGCCACCCATAGCAGTGGCGATAGTCGGTGCAATTTGTTTAAGCCAATCCATTTAATTTCCCCTTTTGGTTAGCATTGCGCTGGCAATCTCCAGCATGAATTTCACTTGCTCAATGTTCTGCGGTGGCTCAGTCCACCCCACAGTTATCTGCCCAACAAAACGATGCGAGTCAGGCGGCACACTTACCCGGCAAGTATAGGTAACGCCTTTGTCCAAATACCACAAGCCAACTTCTGACTGTGCATAGCGGTACTCACTGCAAGGAATTTCGTTGGTCATCAGCTTGATAATGTCTGCGTTGTTCGCGGAGTTCTGCGAGAACAGGCCAACATCAATGTCCTCAATTGACTTATCCCTACCGTCCTTGGTGTACGCCTTGTACAGCACACGACTACCAAACAAAGGGTTGACCTTGAACACAGCAACCACGGTAGCGCCTGTTTTCTTGAACAGCATGGCACTAGCATCGTCAGCCCTTGCCGTATTGATTTCGGGCAGCTTCTTGGACTCTTTGTATGCGTCACGCATAAAGTCTTGGTTCTGCCAAAAGAAGTAGCCAGCAAAGGCCACCAAGCCCATCAGGAGAACGGCGAACAGCTTAAAAGGGCTGTCCACATAGGTCAGCACCTTATCCACTATGGTTTCGGGCTTGTCGCTCATTTCCGAATGTAGGCCATGTAAACAAAAATGCCGTAGATCATAAGAGCCGCCAAAATTACGGTGGCGATGCCCACTGCGATGTATTCAATCAATCGCTCCATCTTTGCCTTGCGTACAACAATGGCACGGGCAACGGCTTCTTTTTGTTCGCGTCTGCGTCTAGCGGCTTGGGCTTGAAACTTTACCCAATCCTCCCACATCCCTGCTCTGCCAGCGTAGACCATAGACTCGCGCAGATGTTCTTCTTGTTGCCTAAGTTGTTCAAGCGCCATAAATTCTTCAAGGTCTGAGCCTCCACCTTTGCTGGTGGCTTTTTCTTGAATCTTGGCTTTGTTATCAAAGTAGTCATACACCTTGGAGCCAAGTGCAGACAACTCTTTGCCATTTGCCAATGCAGCCTTGATGACCGCATAGGCAGCGTTACAAGCCGCCAGTTCTGCAATCATCGCAACACCTCAATCAAAACTTTAACTGTCCAAATAACGATACCAATAATCAAAATTGCCGCGACAAAAGCCTCGGCAAAGTCTCTCATTTGAGTATCCAAACCGCGCTGAAAATCGTACCAGCCATTGACAGCAACATTACCCCCGCTGTCTTTAGCATGATGGCTTCCAGCCGTTTTAAACGAGCGTTGATTTGCTCATAGCGAATGGCACACACTTCTTCATGTGTAGACAGCCGTGCGTCTGTTGCGTCAATTGTGTTCATGTTTTTAAATACGATAAACAATAAAAGTGTTTGCCGCAGTGCGCCGAATACGGAATCTAGCCGAAATACCAGTAAGAACGGTCATAGTGCCAACGCCAGTTACGCCAGTTTCGGTTGCGTCTAGTGTGATCGTTCCAGATGCAGTATTGATAATGCTGAAATCATATCCAAGGTCTACTCCAGCCCATGAAATAAGCGATTCAAGAGTTGTGCCAACTGGCATCCTAATTGTGTAAGTTGTGCCAGTGGTAACAATAAGCTGGTTTTGAATATTGGCATTGGTTAATGTTGCGGCTGCGGCAATAGCCGTAGGCGCAGGGGCGTCCACCACTACAGCGCCAGTAAGAAATTGAGCATTACCAGTGGGGTCAATGGCTTGACGCACGTTACCCGCGCCATCACTTAGAACAATCCAATTGTTACCAGTTTGAGAAATGGGTGCGGCGTTTCCTGTGTAGGAGCCTATCACCACATTATTTGATCCAGATGTTATGGAATAACCTGCGGAACTGCCAATTGCAATGTTAAAGTTACCTGTACTATCAAATAAAGCATTGGTTCCTAAAGCCGTATTGTCATTTCCAGTTGATTCTCGTAAAGCCGTATACCCAACAGCAACATTGCCATAGCCCGTAAGATTGGATGTTAACGCCAACGACCCTACAGCAACATTGGCAAAACCTTGAGTATTATTTTGCAAGGATTGCGAACCAATTGCAGTGTTGTCATACCCATTTAAAGTATCTCGCAATGAACTCAAACCTAAAGCTGTGTTTGCACTTCCCTGAACCATTGATTGTGAAGAGTGCCATCCAACAGCAGTATTTGAACTACCTGTAGTAATTGCTGCCAAAGAATTATTACCAATAGCAGTGTTGGTAT